GCCAGGCCCGACCAGTTCAGCGGGTCGTCCCAGTGGTTCGGGCCGCGGGAACGGGTAATCTCCGCAATAGTAATCGCTTGTTCGGTTGCGCCGCCGACCAGGTTCGATCCATTGGCTTCCATCAGCGGTAGGCTCTGGTTAGCAACGTTCGAACCGTCAAATGTCACTGTCCATGGACCGCCGGCCGAACCGGTAACGGTTACCCCATCGATGTTCGATAGCGCTTCAAGGGCTGCTTCCACATCGGCTGCGGCGGCATCATAGTTGATGACAGCAGTGGTCTGGCCGGCAAAAGTCAGCGTAAACGTTCCGCCAGTCACTTCGTTATCGATAGCCACTTGCTGTTGCTCATTCGTTCCGGCCGCACCGTCTTGAATGATGGTCACTTCCGCACTGACACCCGTTAGACCGGAGCCGTCGGCCGTCATAAGCGGCACGTCTCCGCTCGGATCGACAAAGGTGACGCGGTATCTGCCGCCTCCAATGTCATTTACGCTCACATCGGTGATGTTCGAGAGTGCTTCCAGGGCAGACTCGACTTCGGCGGCCGTGGCGTTGTACGCGATTGCGCTGGTCGTTTGTCCGTCGAACGTAAGAGTGAACGTACCGCTTGTGGCTGCGACATTTACTTGCTGGATCTCAGCAGTAGCACTCATGCGGCCATCGACGAGGGTGCCGTAACTGAGATTCTGGCTGCTGGAGTAGATGGTCACCTGATCGGCATCGCTATACAGCATCAATCGCAGCAGGAAAAAAGGCAGCGGTTTCACATATTCGCCATCAGAGCCACTCCGTACCCAGAATCACGTCCGTGGTCTCGCCTTGATAACTAAGCCAGAAACCGTTCTCTGTCGCTTCGAACCATTGCCATTCAGTACAACTGCTCTGGCCGCCCAACTGCAGTTTTGTCGGCGTCGCCGTGCCGACTGGGTTGGTTTCAATGCTGGGGAGATCGATTAGTTGGCCACCTAGATCGCCGGTAAAGTGGATCACCCAAACAGCTTCGACCTTCGAGCTATAACTTTCGGGAAACTCTTCACAGGTTCCCACTACTTGGATGTTTCCCTGGCCGATCCCGGGGATTTGTTCCAAGTAGTTCTGGGGGTTTGCTGTGGCGGGGATCCAGGGCGACCAAGCGCCTAGGTATTGGATACGATATTCGCAAGTGTTATCCGGAAAACTGAGCCGAATCGCATGCAACTCGTCGCTCAGTCCCAAGCCTTCGGTTACTGCGGTAACGATAACAGAGCCGCTACCGGATAGCCCCGAAGCGTCGACCGAAAGCAGCGGTACATCCGTTCCAGCCAAATTGCCGGTGAAAGTGATCAGCCATGGAGTGGAAGGCCCTGGTCCGCCGGTCACCACCACATCGCCCGGCGAAATGTTGTTAAGCGCCTCCAATGCGCTTTGCACTTCGGCCGCGGTAGCGTCGTAGTCGATGGCCGAAGTAGTTTGTCCATCGTAGGTGATCGTAAACGTACCGCTCGTTGGCGCAGGCGTAAGGGCGATTCGTTGCTGCTCGTTTTGTGCCGGCTGCCCTTGCGTGATGCGAGTGACGATGATCGTCTGCACCGTGGTTTTCGGGTCTACCTCCACGGTAAACGGCACGCCGGCCGTGGCGGCGGTGAGTACCAGGTGGGTGACGTTGCCGGCATCATCCGTGCCGGCCCCCGCAACGACCTCCTGCCACTCCGGCTCGTCGCTGCCATTGATGGCAGTAACCAGAGCGTTTACCACGTGTTCTACCGTGGCCTCGGCGGCCTGCACGGCGATCGTCTTATTGTTTATCCGCAGGGCATACCAATCGCCCACTTCAACGTTGGCGGGTGTAACGTGGGTCACTTGGGCCACCGCCGGGGCGTCGCCTCTCCAGGTTCTCTCGGCCATGGGTCAGTCTCGACTACGTGAGCGGCAGAATCGAAAACGGCTTTGGGGGATAGAGTTCGAACTTGAGTACCACGATTTCTTTTTCCTTCGGCGGCCGCAGGCGACCCTTTTCGTCGCGGAACGCGCGGCCGCCCCTGTCGAGGAACACCGGCTCGGTGATTCGCTCGCCGGTGGTGCCCGGCCCGGGGGCGTAGATATCGACCAGCCCCTTCTCGGTCTTCTCGTGAAGGCCGACGTTGAGCGGCCGGTCGAGCCAGCCGCGGCGGCTGTAGTGCAGGGCGAACGACAGCACCAGGTAGGCGGTCCTGGTGGCCGCGTCCCACTGGATGTCGCTTACCGACAGATCCTTAAAGAGCAGCGTCTTCGGCGGAAACTCCAGGCCGCGGATGGCGACCGTGTCGCTGTTTACCACGTTGTTGTATTCGAGCAACCACTTGGGCACGTGCTGCACGTTCTTCGAGACGTTGAGCACGAAGCGGCTGTCGTCGCGTTCGGCCGGGTCGAGCAGTTCGCCGGCGGTGTTTCGCCGCGGCCTGCCCCGCCAATCGGTGAGCGTGTAGGCGGTGAACGCGGAGCTTGCCAGGGTGATCTTGGCCGGCTGTTCCAGCGGGCTTACCGGGCGCCGTTGGCCTTCGACCGGAGCGTAACTTACGGTCACGTCCCAGGCGAGCGTGCCCTCGATCCGCTCGGCGCGGAAGCGCTCGACGAACAGACCCTTGTGCTGCGGGTGCGGCTGGTAGGGTGCCAGGTCGGGCCGGGCGATCAGGAGCGTTTCAATCGTGTCGGTCACCCTGTTGGTACGGGCCAGAAAGTAGCGCACCACCTCCGCATCCTCGCGGCTTACGCTGGCCTCGTCACGGTATAGTTCCTCGAAGGCAACCACACTCATCCGATCTTCACCACGGCGATTGACGGCTTTTGCATCAGTTGCGTTTGCCGGCGGGTCTCGTTAACCAGTTGCTCAGTGTTCTTTGCGATCTGCTTTTGCGGATCGGCGGCGCCACGGCGTAGTGCCCGGGCAATCAGTTTCAAGCCTTCCCGGCTGCGGACATCGACCGAGGGGAGGCCGCCAGGGGTGGTCGCTCGTTGGGTCTCGCCGGGACCGGTATCGCCTCCAACGGTGCCCTGTGCCTTGCGAACCTCCTCTTTCGTCTTGGCCCGTTCGGCCGCCTCGACCGCCGCACCCTCGGCGATCAGCCGGTCCAGTTCCCTGCGGGAGCGGGCAAGGTCGGCCTGCAGCTTGGCATGGGCCTGGTCGGCGGCCTGGCGGATTTCGGCCTTCGCCTTTTCGGGATCTTCGGTCCACTGCTTGAGCTCTTCCTTGAGCCGGCGGCGACGCTCCTCGGTCTGGCGGTCCAGCGCGGCGATGCGTCCCTGGAACTGCTCGTCGAGGATCTTCGAGGCGGCGACCACGTCCACCGACTCGTCGAAGAGCTTCATCACGTGCAGGAAGCCCTTGGCGATGTAGTGCTGGGCGGCCGCCCAAAGCGACTTGACCGTGCCGGTGAATTTCACCCAGTAGTCGGCCATCGTCGAAATCGCCGTCCGCCACCCTTCCGGCAGCTTGCCCCAAAGGTCGACCATCGCGTTAAGCAGCGAGACCTTCAGCTCGATCCACGTGCCCTTGACGAAAGCCGCCCCCTCGGCAAACACCAGCTTCAACGTGCCCCAGAGCACCTCGGCCGCCTTGCCGATGTCGCCTGCGGCCAGGGCATCGCGGATTGCCGCGAACCCTTTCCGTGCCGCATCGGCCAGGGGACCGAACGTGTCGGCAAGCCAGCGGACCGCCTGCTGGCCGGCGTTGGTGTAGGTGAGAATGATCGCCCCCAGCCCGGCAATTGCTCCCACGGCGATTCCCACCGGTGAAAGCAGCCCGGCCAGTGCCGTGGTCACCAGGCCCAGCGCCTTGCCCAGGCCCGCGAAAAGACCGCTTGCCAGTCCGGCGATGCGTGCCAGCCCGCCGAAACCGAAGGCGGCCACTTGGGCGGCCATCCCCAAGCCGACCATCGCTCCGCCGACACCTGCCAGCAACGCGGCTCCCTTGCCGATCTTCACGATCAGCTCACCGTTCTGCTTGGCCAGCTCGGCAACGTAGCCGGCCGCCTTCTGCAGGGCCTCGGCCCAGCGGCGAATCACCGGTGCAAGCGCCTGGCCGACTTCGATCGCCAGGCCCTCGACGGCCGACCAGAGGATGGTCACGCTTCCGCTGAGCGTGTCGAGCTGCACGCGGGCGATCCGCCCGGCCGTGCCGCCGGCATCCTGCAAGGCGGCGGTTGCCTCGCGGAGCTTGGCGGCGCCTTGGGATAGAAGTTCCGCGGCGCCTGCAGCCTGGCGGGCGGGAAAGATTCGCCCGAGCGTTGCCAGCCGCTGGCCGCTGCCCATCTGCGCGGTGGCCCGTTCCAGGTCCTCGATGATGTCGGCAAGCGAGCGCACGTTGCCTTCCGCGTCGGTGATCCTTACGCCGAGCCTTGCAAGTTCCTTTGCCGCTTCGCTGCTCGGAGAGGTAAGTGCAAGAAGCATCCCCCGCAAGGTGCTGCCGGCCATCTCGCCCTGGATCCCAGCGTTGGAAAGCAGTTGAATCGCTGCGGTAACCTCCTCGAGGCTGATACCGGCCGACTTGGCCATCGGGCCCACATACTTGAACGCCTCGCCGAGCATTCCCAGGTCGGTGTTGGCCGTGGTCATCGCCTTGGCCATGATGTCGACCGCACCGGCAAGCTCGTCGGCCTCCAGTCCCATGCCGGCCATGATCTTGGTGACGATGTCGGCTGCCTGGGCGATGTCGATCTGGCCTGCGGCGGCCAGGTCCAACGTCGGGCCGATCGCCCCGAGGATCTTCTCCACGTCGTAGCCGGCCAGGGCGAAGTAGCTCATCGCCTCGGCCGCTTGGCTTGCACTGAAGGCGGTGGTGCGGCCCAGCCGCTTCGCTTCCGCTTCCAGCCGGGAGAACTGCTTGCCGGCCGCCCCGGTAAGCGCCCGCACGCGTGCCATCCGTGCCTCGAAGGAGGCGAATACCTTGGAACTTGCCGCCAGCGGTGCAGCGGCAGCCCCGCCGGCAAGCATCAACTGCCTGCCGAACTGCCGCACGCTGTGGCCGAACGCCCGCAACTTGGCCTGCACCGACTTGAGTACGCGCACGAGCTTCGAGTCGTCGGCCACCACTTCGACCATCGCCCGCCCGGCGCGGATTGCACCTGCACGTGCCGGCATTACACTCGCCTTGCTCCAAATACCCTGGCCATCAAGCGGATCTCCTGGCGAACCTCTTCGCGGGTCTTCCGCGGCAACTTCGCCTTCCGTCCGGCATAAAACGGGTG